TCCTCTTCAGTCGAGTATATCTGTTCACGGTAGAATTGACCACCATTTGAACCGGTACCAGAAACCTCATCGGCAATAAACGAAGATTGTGGCGTCGTAAAGAAAAAACCTACCTGTTCACCTTCGCCACCGTTCCACGTCCATTCGTCGCCAAGCGCGTCGCTCACGTCCTGTGCAGAATAGTCCACGCCGATGGTGATATTGTTACACTCAGCCTTGACAATGGCCTTCTTATATCCTGTCAGAGCCGTCTCCTGCTGTTCGGTGTTGGCGAATTCGTTGAGTGTCGCGGCTGAATAATAGCTGGGCGTATTGTTGTAGGAAGCAGAAGTGCGCTTCGCCAGATTCAAGACGTTGGCAAGGGTGATGGTCTGCTTTCTCACCACGTCGCTGGCTCCGTACTGCGTCATATATACTGACGTACCACCTGTGCGCAGCGTGAAGCCCCAGAACCTGCACATGTCTTCCAATGCCTTCAGATAGCTATAGCGGGGTGTCAGCCCGTCGCTGTTGCTGTTCAACAGGTTCTGCCAGTCGAAGTTCGACTTCAACCACTCGGCGGCTTCTTCACCTCCCTGAATCTGGAAGTTGTCAATAGTCATGACTGACGAAACCTTTGAGAAAGCCTGGTATATCAGCATGTAGAAGTTGCAGACATGATACTGCACATTATCGACAGTAATACTCGTATCAACCATTATGCTGTCAAGAGCTGACAGCATACATTGCACTGGAAACTCACGCTCAGTAGGGCCGCTATATAACGGACCATCGAAGGTCTGTGTCTGCATGAAACCCTGCCACAAAATCGTCGTGACACCACCCACCGTCTTCGTCAGCGTCACGGGACGCTCGGTGTCCGTTGCAGGTATCAGGTCTTTCCACCACTCCGATCCCAGGCTACTGCCGCTGGCATCCTTGCCGTCGTCCACGATGCGCAGATAACCAGTCTGAGTGCGGACGGGCTTGAATACGTCCTCGTCGGCATCCTCCCTGGTCTCGAATGGCTTTGCAGCCCCTTTCAATGGAATGGCAGTCCCAGAACCACCACCGATTGTAAGAAGGCAATCTGTGTCAGCCCTGAGACTTTTGAAAGAAATTGTATAATTATTTGTCGCCATAACTCCTTTTACTTATCGCGCGAATCATGGCCAAGGGTTTACTTCACGACAAAGGTCCCGTGCCGAGAAGTTTGATGCTGCCCCTGGACAGTGATCCCATCGATGCTTGTATATCGCAGTCGGTACAGAGTGCTGTTCCTTGCCACACTTGTGAGTTATATACACGTACACTGATATTGTATGTCTGACCCTCTTGCAGCGTCATACTTCCCGACGTGACGAAGTGCTCTAAATCTATCGACCACCCCTTACGCCCTGCGATGTAGTGCTTGCTGTCGCTGTTGGTAGCCGAAGCCACCTCAATATAATCAGCATTCTTGTGAATGGTGCATGACTTTGCACCTGCTATCAGTGCTCCGCTCCCGCTGAATATGCGAATGTCCTTACCGTGAATGATGCTCATGCCTAAATACTTTAATTACATTACTATTTCCAAAATGCCAATTCGCCGCGACCAGAAGCCTTCCCATAGTTGTCAAGCATTAAGGCTATGTTCTCACCTTTAACAACACCGACTATGCGCATGGGCTGCTGATGGCTATCTCGGAGTTGACTCGCCAGGTTCGCCTGCTGGCTCTTATTTAGCACAAGCTCGCCTGAGTCCAGTCTGACATTGCCAATGTTATCACCCGAGTAAGCAGTGCCACCGACGAAACCACCACCACGTCCGTCAACGATACCACCCTGTGCATAACCCGTCGAAGAGTGGATGCTGCTGATGGTCGTGGCCATGCTGATCATTGCCGCAGCTGCTGTGCCAATGAAATACCATATATTCGATTTACTCGATTTATCTTTGGCCAGAGTCTCAGCGTATGCCAGTGCAATGGTGGCAATGGCTTGTCCGATGGTGCCCATTATTTTTGTTGCTGGGTTTTCGACACTGGATAGTGCACTACTCACCGCCGATATACTACGACTTGCTTTCGACCATGCCTCAGAAGCAGTCAAACCATCCTTTGCAAGACTCTTGCCTATCTGGGATTGTACGGCCTTCATGCTTTCCTCGTCCAATTGCAGATGCAATGAGCCTGTCATCTGTATGGCCTTGTCGTCGGCTGCGAACGGATTCATCTCGAACTTTCCGACATTCTTGTCGAAGTCACCTTGCTGCGGTTGATATAGACCTCTGGCTTTGGCCTCGTAGTATTTCAGCAGCCCGTTTCGCTTTTCAAGCAGTTGAATCTGTTCCTGAATTTCTATATTTTGGTTTTTTGTTGCTTCAAGTCGCTTCTTCTGCTCTTGTGAAATGGGATTGCCAGCTTTTGCTATTTTATCCATGTTCTCTGAATATTCCTGCGCCAGCTCATTAATCTTCTTTTGGTTTTCCTGATATTCGGTGAGCTGCTGTTTTGTGTCGCCACCACCTCCAGAGCGACCGCCGCCGCCACCACTATTGCCGCCATCCCCAACCGTCGGCACGATTTTCTGCTTAATAGGCTGAAGAATCTGCTTGGCTGCTGCCTGATAGTCCGAGAGCATCTTTTTGGCTGCATCCACTTCGGCTTGAATCTTGGTGGCATCGAGTGAGCCGTACTTATCCGTGATGGCACCGATACGCTTCTGTAACGCTTCGTTGCGTTCACCACTTTGCCATGCACGTATGTCTTTAATCTGCTGCTCGCGTGGATTGATGTACCGCCAGAACTGCTCCTGCTGCTGCTGATAGATGCTTTGACGGTTTCCTTCGCTGGCGCCTGCAAGGTTCGAGGTCATGCGGCCCACTTTTGTATTGCCGCCCATCAGTCCGTAGGCATTGGCCATTCGTCCGGCCTGTGTGAGCTTGTTAAGGAGGTCGGTAAGCGGGCCACCGATCACATCAAGGATGCCAATCTTCATTGAAGTCCAAAAGTTGTTGCTGGCTTCTTCAAGTGGTGCGAATTTACGCCCCAGCTCCTCCATCTTGTTCTGGAGGCTGACGTTGGCTTGTGCTGCACGGTCGGCAGCGGTCTCCATATAGTCGCCAGCCTTCGACATCTGCTCACGGATGATAGCACCGACAGCCTTAGTCATGTCGCCCGTCTCCTTCATCTTCCCCTTGACTTCCGTGGCACTCAGTCCGAGGTTGTCAAGGATCATCAGCGACTTACGTCCGAGACCTGTGACGATAGAGTCCACCATATAGTCTACCGACTGACCCGTGTCCTTTGCCTTCTGCTGGGCGAAGGCGAGCATTGTGCCGAGTTCATCGAGTGGCAGCTTGAAGTCGTTGAACTTCACGGCAGCTTTCATCAGTTCCAGGTCGGTTACGGTGCCGTGGGTGGCTTCACGCAGTCCTTGCAGGATTTCACCACGTCCCAGACGTTCGAAGGCAATGCGGATGCCCTCACCCTGCTTGGCGAGTTCCACGCCCTGCTTCACCATGTCGGCCATTTCGCTGCCGAGACTGGCAACGGCACCAGCGGCCTTGGTCATCAAGTTACCGCCGAAGACGGCGAGTGCGCCCTCCATCTTGCTACCGATGCCGGAGAACATACCGCCAGTAGTTGCTGGTGCCTTTTGGCTCGTTAGTTGCTTGTCCAAGTCTTCCAGTTCCTGCTTGGCTTCAATGGTGCGTTGTTTCAGTTGACCCAGCGATTCCGTAAGAGCCTTGCCAACGGGAGACTGACGCTCTTGGTCGGTCAGCTGTTTCTCTATGCGTGACAGCTCGACAAAGGCAGACGACATCTCACCAATGCCACCACGCGCGGTCTTGGCTGTGGTGCCCATCTTACCCAGCGCACGGACGTATTCCTCGGTCTGCTTGTCAACATCGGCGAACGACTTGCCGCTGTTGCGCAGCGCGTCCTGCAATGCCTTCAGTCCCTGCTGGGCACTCTTTAGCGACGCTTCGTATTGCTTGTCGTCAACCTGAAGTTTAAGTATACTGTTGCTTGCCATATATTATGAGTTAATTATCTTTTTCCATTCCTCGTCTATAATCTGCCCGAGCTTTTCCACTGCCTGCTGCATGGCTTGTGGTCCGCTTCTGCCGAAAAAGTTACGGGCACTGATGGAACCACGGAAATGGTCGCCCTCTTCCTGTAGCTTGGCGAAGGTCTTGTTGCCGCTCTTAGTCCACTTTCCGTTGCGCCCGTTGGCATAACGCGGATTGGTGCCTTTGTCAACATAGTAGAGGATGAAATCACGGTCCATCGGTCCGTAGTGCATGATGTCATCCGTTCGCTGGCTCCTTAGCCTGCGGTTGCCGCCTCTGTAACCCCTCATCCCCGGATATACCTTCCGTGGCGGCTCGTAGCTGGTCTTAGGACCTGGTGCGTGACGTGTAGGAAGGATAGACACGACACCTCCCAGATATTTCTTCGCCACATACCGGCGCACAGCGTGAGCCGTGCCTCGTGGGTCTTCCTTGAACTTGATGCTGTTGACGATGGTGTTTCGTGCGGCCTTCAGCTCCTGGAAGATAGCCTCGCGTAGCATCTTGTTCGTGTTTGGGTTTGTCGTCGACAGGGCCCGCAGCACCTGCTGCTGGTTCTCCACGAGTTGCGCATTAATTTCTACTTTCGTCCTTGCCATGTACAAAAATGCCCGATTAGTGGGTCTTACTAATCGGGCAAATCATCGCTGTGGGTTTACTTATATAAACTTCCAAATAAAACCTGATTTACAGGGATGCGCACCTCTGCACCAATCAGATATACAAGCACGATGATAACCTGTCTTTTCTGATGCTTCTTTTCCGCTTTCATATTCGGCAATCAATACTCCATCTGAAGTATATTGTGCCACTCGCTTTTGATTGCTTTTTGCGCACCGTTCTGTTCTTGTACCATAGTTTCTATTATATTCCTCAGTACACCACTCAAGATTAGAAGATCTGTTGTCTGACTTTATTTCGTTTTTGTGATTAACTACGAGGCCATCTGCGTATCCGTCACAGAAATGTAATGCAACAAGTCTATGAGCTGAATATTCATATTTTTTAGAATCTTTGCTTAAATGTACGTGACAATAACCATTTTTTACTTTATGCATTTTTAGTAATCTCGGCCTAACTCTCATAATAGCCGTTGATCCGTTTTTTACGGTTGTAGTTTTTGTCTTTTCAATAGACCTAAACCTCCCCATGTTACTGACTTCATAAAGACCTTCAAAACCTTTGATTGGTTTCCATAGTTCTCCATCTAAATCACCGGGCCATCTGAAAGCAAGATTATCAATATGGTTATTAAAAATGTCACCATCTTTATGAATAATCTCCATACCTTTGATGTATTGGTCGCTAAAATGAGAAGCAACCAATTCGCACACGGAAATGGTTCTACCATGCTGACAATTCTCTTTTGTCATCTTCATAGAATAACCGTGTTTATTCAATATAGGTTCTTTTATAGCTCCGCGCCTTGATATAAAATATGCGACAGTTCCATTTGGGTACGAGCGCGTTACCCATGTATCAGGATAGCGCACTCTCCCCATATTGCTAACTTGATAGCGACCTGCGAAACCTTTCACGTCTTTCCAAATTTCATTTTCCATTATCCATCGTGTTTAGTTGTCCAGTTAGCTCAATAAACGGCTTCAATAGTTTCAGATAAGTACGAACGTCACGGAGAAAAAGAATGATTTCTTCTGACGTGTCCTCAATAACTGGGAATGATTTGTTTCTGTTCTGCTCTTTGGCAAGTTCCAGAAGCCCGAGTATTTCGGTTTGTGCATCCACCATCTGCTCGATGTGTACAAAATAAGGCATTTCTTTACCGAAATACTCCACGATCTTTGCAACAGCTTCGTTGATTTCTTTCTGCTGCTCTAAAACTTTCTTAAAATTACTCATAACACTTGATATTTAAACATAAATAAAAGTGCAGCACTACGCGCTGTTCAGGCTATCAAGTAGGAATGCCTTGGGGATGTTATCCAGTGACCCCACGCGGTGCTGCAATAATTCTATTCTTATTTGCTGGCAATAAAAATGCCGCCTTGATGGGCGACCTATTTACGCCCTACTTGATTTTGAACGATGCAAAGATAAGAAAAATATTCGTTATGTTGTACTAAATACATATAAATTTTAAGAGAGTTTAAGAATTACTCATCCAACTTTTGCTTCTGCTTAACTATTCCACCAACTTCAAATGCGCCTCTTGCTATTGTCATACCACCACGTAGATTATTATCGCGTTTTGTCTGTAAATAGGAATCTTTACATAATTACCTTTTTTAAATATCCGGCAATTATGCGCTGTGGGTTTACTACAACCGGCAAACCCTGTTTTCATGCGGTTCTCCCGCATGAATAAAAAAAAGCAAGGCAGGAAAATTAAGAAACCCGCCTTGCTTACCGTGCAATTAAGATTTTAAAAGATATTCTTATAAAAAAGCCGCTACCCATCGCGGGCAGACACCAACCCTCGCGGGCTGTTTTGGGTTGCCACTATTGCCATTATTGCCACCATTCCATGCGGTTCACAGTCTGGTTCTATGGCAAGAATTTCTTCACCTTCCACGCCAGCCCAACTATCAGGCCAAGCAGCGCAAAGCCGCCGATGCCCATCAGCACTTTCTGCATCACCGTCAGTGGCTTCGCCACCTCCTGAATGACAGGATATGGGACTGGCACCGAGTCCGTGCGGCTCTTATAAACGGTGTCGTGTTCCAAGTGGTTTTGCCACTTGATGTGCCACCGTTCGATTCTCACCGTGTCGCCCTTCTCACTCACATGAATGGAGTCGTGCAACCACACCGAGTCGCGCTCAATGCGGCTCTCCCGCAACGTGTCAGTCCGTACCTTCTCAACCGTCACCACCTTCGTCGTGGTGCAACTGCCCAGCATAGTACACAGCACAAGGAGTAAAATGAGCATCATGACAAACGTCAATCCCTGCAAGATGGCCACTTTCAGCCTTTCGTCTTCATCCATCTCGTCTTGATGCTGACGCATCCAATGATCGTTTGGGTCAAAATATTCCATAATAATTTGTTTTATGTTTTAAAACATTAAATTGCATGATGAGGGTTTACTCCGTCTTCGCCCGGTTCTTCGTCCCGTTATCTGAGCTTCAGCTCTGAGATTCCCCACTGCCTCGCCTTCATCCGTTCCAACCGTGCGCCGCGAGAGTCGCGCCAACCTGGTCCGACCATAAAGATGTGGGTGCAACGCTTCAACAGTTGTAGATCGTACCACAGCGTCAGGCGATAGCCGACCAACCGATACAACCACGGATGCCTGGCAATGATAGTGTGCGCAGGGTTCACCACATGCCAGCGTTGCTCTTCCAGAATCTTTTGCACCGTGGCAAATCGCCACAGCCACGTCTCGCGTGGCACATGGCTCATCGCCCCAGAAAGATACACCTTCGCATTCCGTCCATACCTCGAAATATGCTCGTCGCAAGCCTTATAGAACTCCAGACGCGCCTCGTTTAGTCGTTCCTTCATGCGTTGTTAACATAGATTTTCTCAACTATCTCACGAATCAGCTGCACCGATGTCTCTATCTTCTCGATGCGCTTTTTCTTTTCCTGGAGCTGACTGCCAATGATGTTCACCTGCGTAAGCAGTTCGCCAGCATGGTTCTTCTTCATCTGCTCCATCAGCTTCCCTTTCTCCTCAGTCAGTTTGTCAACTCGCGCTTGCAGCCCCAGTACTCTGTTGTGTAACTCCTCAATGATGGCCGCGTCGTCAGCGTCTCCACCCTTGCCCGTGGTGTGCGTCTCAATCAGTTCGCATCGCACCCACTCCGGCGCACCGCTGATGAATGCCCGCACCGACTTCGTGGTGAAGCACACGTTCAGCACCTTTCCCTTCACGCCGTCGGCGGTCGTAATCTGGTCGTACATCCTCCACACTTGTCTTTGAAATTCTTGCTCTGTCATAATTTAAGAAATGTTTAAGGGCAGAGCCTTCGCCCTGCCCGTTGGTTAGTTAATCTTCTTCGTCTTCATCCTCCCACTCCGTCGGTTCGGTGTAGAAGTGCATTTCCTTGAACTCCGGGTGCGCTTTCGTGAAGTCGAGGAAGTCCTGAAGCGTCACCTTCAGTTTCTCTTGGAATCCTTCGGGAATCGGCCCCATGTCCTTCGTCCACGTTGTGCCGTTCTGAATCTGGTCATCCTTGTGGCGGAACCGCATTACGAGGCCATGAGGTGCCTTGATGTGCTCTTCGTCGTCATCCTCCATCTCGGCCAATCGCTCAGCGTGAGTCTTGATTCCTTTCTCGGCACGCCTGCGCTCACGCTCGATTTCTTCGGCCACCGTTGACTGACAGCTGTAGAACAGCGTCGGGTCGTTCAGACCTCCGTCGGCATAACCCCAGGCTACCACGTCGCAGTAGTTGATGACCGTCCAACTGTCGGCATCTGGCTCGTGCTTCAACCCGAAGCATGGACGCTCCTGATCGTCGTAGTTCTTGGCGCGAACGATGTAGCCTGTGTGCAACTCATCGTAGCCAGCGAATGGATTGGTGAGCACCAGCAGTTCCTTGTTAGGGTCTGCCTTGTGGAGTTTCATGCCAGCAAGGTCGGTGCGTAGGGTTTTGATTCCGTGACCTGGAATCCTTAACTGTAGGTTGCCATCGAAAATGATGCGACCTGTGAACTCAGGCTTGTCAGCCTTCATGTTTTTTCTTTTTCCCATTTGTGTAATAATTTAGGGATTAATACTTCTTGGGCAGGTGTTTCCTGCTTGCATATTACGGCACAATCGCCGTTGTGGGTTTACTTAAAGTCGCGGCCCTTGCACGTAGCCGTGATGTCGATGTCGAAGTTGGTGATGACCAATTTGCCTTCGTGCTCATGAATCACCACGTCCATCAGCCAGTCGTAAATCTTCTGTCCGATGGCCTTGTACTCATCGCTGTGGTCAACCTCTGGCAGATATACTCCAGTCTTGTTTTGATTCATCGCAAGCGTCACTTCATCTTCACAATCAGGATTGCGGATGATGATGCCGTTGTCGGCAAGTTCGATGTTCATCAGCATTTTTTCTTTGGGGTTGTTTGCTGTTTTTGCCATAGTTCTTTATTAGTTAATGATTCTTTGAATTTCTTGAGAATATATCCGAGAATATCAAACGATGCGTTCTTTGCCGCTAATTCTATCGGATGCAATCTGCGCTTCTTACTCATAGTTCCTTTTGTTTTATGTGATATAAAAAAAAGAGAGGCATTCCGTCGGGGAATGTCTCTCAATTAAAGTTTCAAGTGTTAAATGTCAGGGTTTCGACTGCTTGATGAGCGTGTCGATGAACTCCGACTTATTGCGTTGTTCTTTGAGGATGTCGGCAGCTTCCTGGCTGATGCGGATGGTGACTGCCACGTTGCGGTCAGTCACTGGACGGCCACCGCCACGACTACCGCCCCATCCTGGGTGTTGCTCATTCTGTGCCATAATTTAGTAAATTAAAAGGTACATATAACCACCACCGTCGCAGAATACATAGCAGTCGAGTTTTGACGCTTTGCATATCTCGTTGGTCTGTTTGTCGGAATGGTTCTTGATGATGTCGTACTCCTCATCCGTCCACTCGCCAAGGTTCTTTTTGCTCATCCTTGCCTCCCATCCTGGGACGAGATACTTCTCCGTGTTTTTGTACGGATGCTCTTCGCACTCTCTGATGACTTCTTTCAGCCTGTCGTAAAACTCTTGCTTCATAGTTCCTAATGTTTACAATTCAACAATGTCGATGAATAATGTATAACGGAAGTCTTCTTCAGTATAGGCTGTATCTACCTTCCCGATGGCAATCTTGCTACCACGTTCGCGGATGGCTTTCACAACGTCCTCGGTACTAACGGCAAACATTTGCGAACCCTCTTTTTTGTAACCTCCCATGAAAACTGGGCAGCAGTAGGTGACCTTGATCTGCTCGATTGAGCTGTTGTAGGATAATTCCTCATTTATCCGCTCGCCTAACTTGTTTAATGAAATCTGTCTCATAGTTCCTAATGTTTTGATTGTTATTATTGATTTCTGATGCAAAGATAAGCATTTATTTTGGTTTATGCAAGCATTTACCAAAAATATTTACTTGGTTTTTGCAATATTTAACCAAAACAAAGGAATTACACATAATACGACGGCATTTCGTGGTCTGTTAGCGGTGTAACCTGTATGCAGAACTGGTTCCAGCCGCTCGGAGTGAATAGCTGGTAGTTCCTGCCGCGATAGCCGGACTTTCCAAGCATGTTCTTCCATCCGTGCCATTGGTGCCGTATGCCGCGCTTGCTCACCTTGTAGCCGACGTTCTTCAGTAGCATCTGTATGTGCTGAATGTCGAAAGCCGTCAGGTGTTCCTTTTCGTCACTCTCCCAATCGGTGTAGAGCCATCCGTCATCGCCTTCTTTCCTGATCTTCATAGTTCCTTATTCTTTATAATTCTTGCTAATTCTTGATAAATTTGCAAAGAATGAAGAGAGCCGACATACATCAGCCCTCTTACATCATACATCATACATCATACATCTCAATGTTGTGTGCCCTCATATCGCTCATAGAGATCAAGTGCCATTATAATACTTTGAACCAAATCCACCTTACAGCTATCTGACTGGCTTCTTTTTATCGGGCGTTTATTGCCGCGTCCGTCGATTTCCAGCACGGCATTGCCGAAGCAGAAGGGCCACAGGGGACTCGCGCTGTACGAGATGAACGGCACGGGCGCGAACATCGCGGCATAGAGGTCGTCGGTGGGGGCGTTGAATTCAGAATTCAACTGCGAAACCACTTGCACGTAGGGGTCGGGGTTCTGGATGCCCATGTTCGACTGGAGGAAGGCCTTCAGCGCGTTGATGGGGTCTTTCGACTGATACTTGTCGTAGCCAAAATACATGAACTGACAGCCCTTGCCCAGCAGCTCGGCCAGTCGGTTGACGAACAGCGCGGGCTGGAACACGGCTCCTGGCGAGTAGTGCAACCACCCGTCCTTCTCCCATTGCTCGTACATCGGTCGGATGGCACTCTTCTCGGCTGTGCTCTCCTTCACCCATGCGTCGTAGTCGGCAAAGAACTCGGTACCGCGCCCGCTGGGGTGCTTTCGTGCCGCCAGATATGCCGCCGTATGGAGGTCGTCGCCTTGACTGAAGTCCAAGCCGGTGAAGATGACCCAACCGTCGCGGGCTGTGCATTGGTCTATCCTCATGTCGCGTTGCAACGGGCGAATCTGTTCAGCCTTGATCCATTCCACCACGCTCGAACCTTGCCACATATTAAAGTCCTTCGTCAGCACCTCCTGCTTGGTGTCCTCGGTGCCCGTGGCGGCTTCGTGCAGTCGCTCGCGGTAGTAGGTGGGCTGTACGGTGGTGCCTATCGAGCGGTTCACCTTCTTGAAGAGTTCGGGGTCGTCGAGCTTCGTCAGGTCGTCGGTCAGCTCCCACTTGTCGAGCTGGAGCAGGAAGGCGCACCAGTAGTCGTCGGG